ATTGCGGGGGGCCTTGCTTTCCGTCAACGTTATTAGCCCCCAGATCCGGATCTGCCAATGCTGCATCCATCTCTGTATTTTGATCGTGGTCTGCTTCGACTGCTTTGTCGAGTTCCAAGATCTCATCATCAGACATACGCAACACATTTCTCTTAACCCAATCCTCCGAGAAATATTTCCCAACAAACGGATCGATAAGAGCCAATGTATTCACTCTCTCGGTAAGAACTTCATTTTCTTTTAACTCGGTGAAATAGTTATCTTGTTTAAAGTCATACTTAATGTCACGCCTAACTTCTGCATATTCTTCAGGAGTCATATGACCCCTTAAAACTAACTGCTTCTCCAATGCTGAATCAAACAACATTGAAAACCGCATACGCAATCTCTGTATAAACTTCTGAAACTTTACTTCATCACGATTAATCTCTGTGGTACGTCCTAACGACATACCAGTATCTGGTTCTAGTCTACTGACTGGAACGTTGAGGGACTTGTACATCTTCTTTTGGAAGTATAATACATCATCCATCTCACCCAAATTTTGACCGCCCGGCAGTGTGGTAATTTCTGTACCTCGACCCCCTTCTCGTCTTGGCAGCCAATAATCCTCTAGCATGGTCATAAACTTTCGATCATCTCTAATCTCGCCAGTGGCGGCATCATAGATCAACCGATTCTTATGTTTAGCCATCATATCTCTGAGGTATTGTTCAGCCTTCATCTTGGGTAGATTACCAACATCGATATAGAAGATACGCCGTTCTGGGGCTCTAGCTATTCTGTAGATGACCGTGGCGTCTTCTAAGATTCGAAGTTGATTGAGTGGCTTGATAGCCTTATGAAGATGTGATAGAACGAGTCTATTATCCTCGCTCATTAGTCCAGACGTACAATGAAGAATAGCATCTTTTGCAATCTTCACGCCTTGATCCTGTCCTCCTCCACTAGGAGATCCTCCAGGAAATCCAACAAACCCTTTTGTATTATACAAGAAGAATTCTTGGACTGTCCGTTCCACGGATACTTGTGTTCCGGGAATACGTTCTTTTTTGTTTTCTCTTACTTTTTTGATCTTTCTAGGATCAATATATCTGAGTTCTACAATCCCATCTGATACGTTTTCAGGATCAATAATAACATGGTAGAACATTCTGCCATCAATATACCAATGACGTGCTACCTCATACCCTTTCTCATTGAACTCCAATAAGTCAAGTACAGTTTCGAACTCTTTTTGAATAATTTTTCTACTTGATGCCGAGAGACCCTTGGCTTGATCAAGGTTAATCTCTACAAGTCTTTGGTGTTCATCATATACAATAAACTCGTGAATGACGTCATCGATTGCAGCATCGCACTCTGGCATCATCGACATACGACGATACCTAGTAACTAATTCTGCTTCAGATCTAGTCGCACCTTCGAGATCGACGTACGTGCCATACATGCCTCCTGTAGAGACTTGGTGTGCACCATCGTCTAAAGCAAGAGGGGCAAACGACGCCGTTTGGGCGTCGCCTGCTTTCCTCTTTATTTCAAAACCAAATAGAGTGGCCATTAGTTCACCTTCTCATTCCATACTTAATTAATTAATTGCCACCAGCGTTACCAGTAATACCCCCGTCCACTTCCCAAAAATCATATTGGAACGTCACTGTAAACTCTTCAATGGCGTCTGTGCTTTCCCAAGCTAGATCAATTGTACTAACTTCGATAGGCCACATTCCATTAAATGTGTATTGTCGAACAGGTAGACCAGTTTTACTGTATTGCACAACTTGTGCATTCTGCTTGTAAAGAAGCGGTGACGCAGCACCAAACTTCCTTACGTTTCCGAGATGAGAATTGATTGACTGCATCCACTCTTCCATCGAGTTGCGAATGAGAAAATCCTCATCATTAACAATTGTAACCGTCCACTCTGCGAAGGTTCGGTCACCAGCAATCTTAATCTTTCTACCAAAGTAAGGTACTTCAATAGTTCCGATCGTCGAAGCTGGAATCTGTGCTGCTTTAGCCATGAAAGGCAACTTAGCGTCGCCCGCAGCATTAACGGGGTTATTCATGATAACCTGAAACAGAGCAGGACGCGCACCCCCAAGGGTGAGCTGTGATCTGATTTCATTGATATTAAAGGCCATCGTACTCTCCTATTCCTTATATCTATTTAGCTTAGAATTGTCCGACGACTTCAGAGAACTCGACGTTCGTTCGAACAGCAATGAAGTTCAGCTGAATGAAGTTAATCGATCTGGCGGGCTTGATGTAAATATCTCCAACAAACTCGTTGCGATCAATAATCTCTCCAGTGTTGTTCGTATTATCACAAACAACTTTAAAGTCAAATATACCTCTACGACCTTGTACGTCACGAAGGAATGGTTCGACTAAGTTTCTGAACTGTGCTCTAGTGAACTCATCGTTGAACTCGAAAAGCGTGAACTTAGCAGCTCTACTAATTGCTTTCTCAAGAACAATGAACAATCTCCGAACATTGATTCTATCAAACGCGCTTGGCTTAGCTTGCAAGGTCTTGTCACCAAATAGAATGGTACCTTGACCAGGGAAAGTTACGATTGGGTTAATACCACTCTTATAAAGAATGTCCCGATCAGCCTTGTCTGGGTTATAAGGATTTTTAATGACGTTCTTCAAGATACCTCTATTGAATCCAGCTGGTGAGAACCACGGATCTCTATTAGTATCTGTCCGGACGATAAGACCAGCAACGTCACCATTGTATGGAACATACCGGTATACGTCATTGTATCTATCATACTGGTACTTATAACCACCATCTAGTACACCGTACGAAGATGAGGTCAAAGCGTTTCTATAGTCAACTGTATTAGCAGCTTCGTCTCCGAAGTTGTTGATTACGTCTGCCTTTGCAGGAGATGCAATAACAACACAGTCTTTTCTTTCTTCAGCAATATTGTCAATCAGATAGTTAGCCCACTGATGGCTATGTGTGCCACCTCTGGCTTTACCCTGAAGGATAAGCGAGACATCAATCTCTTCTGCATTCTTAAACACATCGATAGCGCTCGACAGCTGGCCGATTGCAACATTAGCCTCACCAGAATCTGAATCACCGGTGATTGAATGAGCGGTTACGTTAGCAGAACCACCATCACGACCAAGTGTGAATGATCTTGAGAACGGTACCGTATTAGTCACCGCAGTGTTCGTCATATTAACACCGGTGTTGGTGTATGTAGCTGTTGAGTTTGATGTTTCGCCGGCAGGTCTAATCACCTTACCACCGTTAACAAGATACCTAGATTGATTAGCAATCACATTGTAGTAATAAATCGACTCACCAGACTCATTCTTGGCATCAGATGCGCGAGAAACAGCCGGGAAAGATTCAAGGATCTGACCTTTGACGCCAGTGAAGATACCGTCTTCGTCTTGAACAACAATATGAAGTTCATCTGACGCATCGGCATTGTTCGCAACATTGTTACAAAACAACGAAGTGCCAGGAGCCTGATCGAAGTTACCAGCAAATTGCCATTTGCGCTTGACTGGATTAACTGTCGTTTGCTGTACATTAGAAGAAAACGCTGTACTTAATGTGTACTTGGTCTCAAGAGTAAGAGTAGCAACAGCTGTAAAATTAGTATCATTCCCGCTGTCTGATAAAGCACCGGTGACGGTTGTCGCACCAATGGTAGAAATGCGTTTCTCAGTAGTACCAATTGAGTTGTTACCCAATCTAACGACATCACCAACAGCAAAACTTGAAGCAATGTTGCTAGCAGTGTTTGAGGCAAGAAGATACTCAGCAGTGGTGACGTTCGACGTCTCTGTGAATGAGGTTTTTGTATCTATGACCGTAATAGTAAGGTCAGTATTACCGACGGCGACGTCCATAATAGCAGACGTGAGGCCGGCGACCGTATTAGAAATAGTGCTTTCAAAAGCTCCGGAACTATCACAAACGGAAATTTTCAACGAGTTGCCCACTGAACCGGGATACTTGGCTAAGAAAGCCGCATCACCTGGAACTGTAATTTCGTTGTCGTATGCTTCTCCGTTTTTGATCAGAACGGTATGTAGTGTATTAGCTGAGCCGGCTGCTGTTGCAGATGATTGCAACACAGTGGCATTTAAGGCCGTAGTCGCAACAGCGCGACTGACATATAGCTTATTGCCATATGCTAAAAAGTTTGCGGCGGTGAAAAATGTTTCGAAATTAGTGCCATCGGGCTTGTTGTATGTAGCAACGAGCTCTTCTTCTGAGGAGACCAAGTTAGCTATTTCAGCCGGGCCCCATCTAAAATGGCCGGCAATCGCACCTTCGGTCGAGCTGACCCCGGGGACAATTGTCGTTAAGTCAATTTCCGTAACATTTACACCAGGACTGACTTGAAATCCCATGGCTTGATTCTCCTTCTTTAAGGTATGATAAGCATGAATTTAATGCTTACGAATATTTATAAAAAGTGGGTACTCACCAGCTGCCTTCTATCTCATATGGATGGGCAACTATCATGGAATCTCCCCCTTTAAACTTACTCATTTCATCCTCAGGGTCCGTTATACCATCTTGAAAGAACCCAAACGGTAACATATCGTCTTCCAATGCTGCTTCGTTTGCTTTAAGCAAATTCTTTCTAATATCAATATCAGTCATCTCTTTAAAATATTCTTGACCTGTAAGCCAAGAAAACAGTACTAAACACATCACAAGGTCATCGTGATAACCTTCTTCAGCAGCGTAGCTCTGTCCTCTTACAACAAAAGCTGTAAGTTCTTTAAGAATTTCAAAGTCATTGATTACTAACTTATCATTTTCAACAATAGTCTTTAGACCTGCACAACCAACTCTTTTTAATTGCTTAGTTGTCCTAACACCTAACTGTTGTGATGATCCTCCAAATCCAGCTGTAAGTAACTGACCAGCCCTTCCTTTCCACTCAGCAGTCAGGATACCTTCGTATTCTAACTCATGGTGTAGAATATCAGCAACCTGTTGTCCAATGTCATTAATCTCAACAAGAACAATAGCTTCGTTGTATTTCATGCCTGTGTCGTATATTATAGACGGGTACAGCATGGGTGAGATAACGTTGCTTCTGAAAGTACACACAACCTCATACGGGATTGATGTACAGTCTATTACCGTAAATGCACTATAGTCATTACCTATACCTCTCGATGTATCAACCGAGATTGAGTACGTATGTCCTTTCACAGGCTCCTTCCATATCTTAATTGTTTCGCTCCATGCTATGGGATCGGCAAATACCATAGAGCTTAACTTGGAAGGATTAATAAGCGTGTTTGAAGAACCTATAAACTGGCATTCAAATTCTTGTCTAAACTGCTCCTCACTGGTGTTCTTAATTGTCTGTTCTTTCCAGGCTTCGTCTCTACCTGGTACAGCTGACCAATGAACCTCAATCGGAACATATTCGTTCTTATTTGTTGTAGCATCTACCCATATCTTGTAGAAAAGATTCATACCTTTAGGGGTAGACGTAATCATAACTCTCGATGTTTTACCAGACGAAATGGTAGGATACACAGAGGCAAAAAACTCTTCTTGTAATGTTGCTTCAACGAACGCAAACTCATCGAGGTACACTAGACTGTAGGAACCACCTCGTATAGCAGAAGACGATGTTGAAGATGCAATAATCTTTGAGCCGTTTTCTAGTTCAATAGACCCCTTATTCCACTCAACTAGACCTTGCTGCAACCAATGTGGAAGCCATTCATAAGCCATTTGCAAACGACTGAGAATGTCGCGAGCAGTAGTAGCCTTATTAGCTAGAATCGCACAGTTAAATGACTCGTTAAACAGCACAAACCACAATATAACAGCAACCATTGTTGTGGTCTTGCCAGACTGACGAGGCATCTTACATATCGAGAACCGATTGGATATAACTGACTTCATAATATCTAACTGGAAATCATATAAATCAAGAGGCACAACGCCCTCATCGATGTTAACGATCTTCATATAGGTACGACAGAAGTACTCAACATCCTTAGAGCATTTTACAATCTCTTGGATTTGATCCTCTGTATAATCTAACTGAACCCCGGCCTTCTTAAGCCTAGGATTCCCTAGATATATTTCTGATGCTTTTAAGTCCACGGTGAGTTAGCTAGATGATTTTGAATAGTTGAGCGCCGGCGAATCCCGTAAGGCAACCTGTGATGCCATTTCTTTAGCTGCTTTAGCTGCAGGACCTTCGTAATAGGTGTTTGCCGCGCCCCCGTCTTCATCAGGAACAATTCCACGTCTAGCAAGATGTTCGCGATTGCGAAGATGCTCTTCAGCAATATCTTCTTTGTTTTGACCATGATATTTAACACCATGGTTATCTCTGATCATTGCGGTCGCCATACTCATCCAAGCACCAGATGTAGTATGATAAATCTGAAAGTCTCCCAACTTCCTACCGTACTTGCCTTTTTCATCCTTATGTGAGATAAACTGAGCTGCAGTGGCCATATAGGTTACGACCTGTTGCTTAGCAAGCAAGCCAAACTTCTTCTCTTCTTTATCTGACGTTCTTGATTCTGGTGTATCAATTCCCATGATACGGATTCGTTCGTTGCGCATCCATATACCAAACCCTAGATCGATATCGATGTCAACTGTGTCTCCGTCAACCACCTTAACTAATTCGAAATTATACTCATACATCTGTTGACTTCTCCTGATATTGGTATATAATAAGCAATGCGTCCGGGCGAGGTATACTATAGATTTAACTGAATATAAGGTATCCAATACCGCAAACAGCAATTATGTCTATACATATACTCCACATTATATAGGCTCTGAATAGATACCGAGCTAGTCTCGTTTCTGTTAACGATCGCCAATCGATAGCCATTCAGATCCTCCTTTTACTTTATCTTTAATTGCTCCCGAGCATTACCGCCCAACAGTTTAGTTAATTCGGAATTAGTTCCTACAAATAGATTATTAGTAACTTTCTTTGCAGCATCTTTCGGTTCTGATAATATGTCTTTAGCTTTAGATTGAAGGTCAACAATCTTTTCATTAGTATCAGTCAGGGTCTTTATCAGTTGACCTACAACCTCATATGCTCTAGGATGTTGAGACTGTTGTGCAACATCTAATATAGCATCTAATGCATCCCGGCCTCTTTCGGCTAAATGATATAGGTTCTCTCGTGCATATTGAATGTCTTTTTCAGTATGTGCATCGTCCTTAATAACAGCCGCTGGTTTATTCGCTGCTATAGTAGGTGCGGAATTTGGAGTAAGATCTAAAGCATTAGCAATAGGATCAGCATGCTTATTAAATTTACTACTAGCTGGAAGTGTTTGCGTCTCCACTGAAGAACTCCTCAAAATTTGTAATGTATCCATAATCATCATTAGCTGAAATTGATGCTGCAGCAACTGTTAGGGAAGCATTTGTTGTGGGTGAACCATTAGCCAACAATCCTGGAGTAACAGTAGTGCGGTGATGTAACACAAAGTCAGTACCAACGTTAGATACAACCGTATTAGCTGGATGTGAGTTGGCGTACTTGGTTGTAGTATCAACATAAAACATTGTATTAGCCTTCTTGATAACACCAGTCTTACTCACAGGACCAAACAATTGGGCTTTCATAGTAAAAGTTAGGGTATGAATAAGGGCTCGGCGCGTATCAAAATCTGCCTCGTATGTATCAGATATAGTAACAGCTTCTAGTACTACAGGAATATCTACTTTCCATTGCATCTCAGGAATTACTTCAGCCGTTACCGTAAACTCTGGTGTGAAGAATGGCATGATCTGTTCGATTATTCTAGTAGAGTCTTCTGCATACTTTGAAAATACATTCAACTCAAAGTTAATATCATACGGTACGGGGTTATACATTGTTCTCATGTTAGAGTCATTGTTAGAATCATGGACCGCCACGTTTCTACGAACGGTGTTTAGCTTTCTTTCTGTTGCATAAGACATACCAATCATTTCAAACGACATACGAGGCAACGTAATAGCCACCTCATTATCGAGATCTGGTGATTGTTCTAACCTAGCAACAGTTTTATCTCTTGGTCCGTATGTAAGTGGAACCTTAATCTTCTGATGTCTGTTACCAGCTTGATCGGTTCTGTAAATTGTAACTTCATTAAACAATGTTCCGAATATGATGACATACTTTCGCAAAGTCTCATGGTAGAATGAATGTCCGAACATTAGAATCTACCTCCTTCACTAAACGGATCAGCATCACTAAAGTCAATAATTCCATCTGCTTGTGTTTCAATAAACACATTTTCAGCATCACTGATCGTATCAAAATCACGATCAGCATCAGTGCTATCATCACTAGCGTCTTCAGCTTCTGATAATACTCTATAGCCGTCTTCTGTGAAAATTGGGTCACCAGACTCAGTCTGCATCTCAACATCAAATAAAACGTCTGTTGAATGCTTGGCTTCTAGTTCGTCAATCTCAGGAATACCAGTTCGCATCTTCTCATTTGAGTACTCGAATAATTCAACTCTACAATCATAGAACTGAAGTGCTCCCATTTGATAGAATACAGGTTCATGCTCAACAAATTTAATTTCGTATACCCTCTCATTAAGAGGGAAGAACAACAAGTCTCCTTCTCTAGGTCTTGATATACTTTGAGTGGCTCCTACCTCTGATTCAAATGCCCTTCTAGCAACACATAAGGTCATTGTGTCTCTAATCTCGAGACCGAACTTAGACAAGAAGTCACCTTCACCTTGGAACCCATCAACATTTTTGATATACATGGCTACGTCTGTTACATTATCGAACAACGCCATGTCATCTTCAGTGTACAGCTGGTCGATACCATCTGCGTGATATTTCTTCGCCATATACCCAACATCAATACCATAAACGGCAATAGACTCAGTCACCAAATCAGCGATTAAATTTTGCTCACCAAGATGCTGAAACTTGTTAAAGTATAAACTTGTGGTTGCTTGAGATGTCATCAGCCGGTCATATCAGCTACTGGTAACGAATACATGCTCATCATCTCAGATTCAAGTTTATCTTTTTCGGAAACGGCTTGTGACTGTATGTCTGCTCCACTAAATTGAACTCCACCAGGTAATTGCATACCAGTAAATTTAGATAGGTTGTTTCCCCAAGCTAGCTTAAACAAACACGTAGTGTATTCTCGGAGCCACCTATCTCCCCAAACGTCCGTATATGTATCAGGATCAATCTTTTGATAAGCGTGAGCTACCAAGAAGTCACCTACGTTTAGTTTCGCCCAATCCATATCAATATGTAACTTGTTAACGTGTCTGTTATATCTAAGCGGTTGTTTACCAACAAGAATCTCCTCAATCATTCTAATGTTCTGAAAGTTCATATAGAATGGTACGAGATCATATCTCGATAGATCATACAAGTCGTTTAATGCAATTTGGTACCTGACATTGAATAGATTGTTTGTACTTGTTGCGTCTCCAATATCAAATATATCAACGATACCAATAATATTATTAGTAACTGTTATGTATCCATTGTCTTTATCAGTTTGTGTTACAGCGTGTTTTAAAAAAGTCTTCTCAACGCCATCAAAGTGGTAATCTTGATAATATTGTAGCGCTTGGTCAAGACGATCTTCTAATTGATCATCATCGACGTTGATTTCGATCACTGGTTTACCCAGATTTCTCAAACACACTTCTTTGAATGCTGCTCTTGTAGCTGGTACTGCCATTTGTTATCCCCAGGCCGCGTCGCCGTTAGCGAACAAAATTTGTAAACGATTGCCGGACCCGTCCTTTAATGCTGTTGTAAAACTTAGATTGGCGCCGGCGGCGAAGTTAGCTGACGAATTGGCCACGTCAAAAGTTACTACTGTATCATTTGCAACTGCAGTTACACCGCCTGCTACAGTTACGTTGCGTACGTGAGTTGTATTAGATGCCATAAGAAAATCAGAAGTTGTTCTATCTGCAATAGTAACGTCCGTCATACCATTAAG